TGCCGCCAAACACGCCCCGGAAATACTCGAGCGCCTCGGCGTCTGTCATAGCACGGGACGCCATGCGGCGGGCGATATCGGTGAACACGCCGAACTTGTCCGCGTTAAGGCCAAGCGCGGTTTCAATCGCGTCGGGGTCGAACGCCACCCGGTGATCGTGGCGCTCGCAATCGGTGCCCTCGGCCAGCGCGGCGGTCAGGGTGTTATTGCAAACCACGCGGGTGTTAACGGCGGTAAACAAGTTGGCCTCGCGCCCGGTGTGCGACAGACTGAACAGGGGCCGTGACGTGATCCGGTCCTCGCCCGGAAGCACGGCGTCGGCGTCCGCCTCAAGCTGCACCCATATTTTAGAGCCGCCAAACAACGCTCCGGCGGTCACAATCTCATAGCCGTGACGGCGGCGGATATTGTCCGCAAGCTCGAGCGCCTCGGCGTTCTGAACAGGACGCCATTGTCCGGCGATGTACGGTCCGACCACCGCCCCGGTGTCAGTCCGGGCAATGTGAAAAGAGTCCTCAATTACTGTGCCGTCCGCCTTGTAGTTCGGGGCGACCTCGATCTGGTAATTCAGGCCAGCGGCCTCGGCCCAGACATCGATGTCCGCGCCGGGGTCCACAATCTGCGGGCGGGTTTCGTTAGCGTGCCACGGCGGCTGATCGCCGTTCAGGTAAGCCATTGCAACGCGACCGTCTGCGGAAAAATCAAGTTCATGTGCCATTGGTTTGTCTCCTTGTTGGCATGCGGCGGAAGTGCCGCACCCATCTTCTCGCACATAAACGCATGCCGCACAACCCCTCTTCTAAATAAAAAAAGCGCCGCTCGAGGCGGCGCTAGTTCTCACACAAGGAAACGGGTTGTTATCGGCGTCTGCGACGGCGGACCGGGCGACTGTTAGCTCGGCGCGCTAGATCATCATAATCGGAGCCATAGAGCAAGCGACCGATCAACGTAAATAGAAACATGCGTTCTCTCCTTAGAACAAGTTGAAGGTAAGATCGTACAGGTACAGGTACGACACAAAAGCGAAGGTGGCGAACAGTATGGTGACGACACGGTCCAGCCGCTTAACAACGGAAAGGGGAAGGGGTTCTCTCATGCCGCGGCCCGGTCGATAGGAACGTCCCCCTCATCTCGGTTCCACTGATAGGTGACCGGGTCTTCGGTCTCCTCGACCTCATAACCTGTCGGCATGGTCCATGCCGCGAACCGGTCGGCGGCGCTGTTCAACGCTTCCTCACGAGTTGCAAACACCTGCGCGTTGGTGGCCCGGTCTCCTGCCGGGAAAGTAAAATAGATTCGATAGTTCATGTCCTGACTCCTTGGTTAGTTGGACTATGCGCTTTTATCGGACCCCGGCCCAAAGATCAACCGGAAAATGTTAGACCAGTTTACGGGCTCTTCCTCGAGCGCTGCCGGGTTGACCTTGTCCAGACCTTCCATGCGGAGATCGACGGCCTGCCGGGCAGGATACAGATAGACTTGAGCGGGGTCAGTCATCACCCGCTGCCGCTTCACCAGTATCCAACAGGACGCATGCTGATGCTTGGTCAGGAAGGACACCTGATGCGGGCGGAGCTCGACCGCATGGTTCGTGGTGGCTTTGAGCTCGATCAGATGAAAGCGGCCCTCGGTGTCACAAACCATGAGGTCGGGAACGCCGGGCATCGCCCATGTTTCAATCCTCGTCGGGATCAGTTTCGTCGAGTACCTCTTCATCGCCTCCTTCACCTGACGATAAAAGCCGCTCTCTCGCTTTAGAGCGGTTCGAGGCATTTGGTTCGGACTCCGGGGTAACATCGATGGTGATCGGGGCATAGCTTTGCTTAATCTCCTCCAAGGCTCGCATGACTTCGTCCTTCGACATCGAGTCAATGCTGCCGTGTCTGATCTCGGACTTACTAACGTAGATATCTCCCTGCGCCTGACCGCGCCGATACTCGGCTTGTACCGCAGCGCTGTAAGCGCCGTTCTGCAAAGCCATATCCCGGATGGTCTGAAGGTCACGGAGGTGGCGGCGATAGCTGACGCCGTACTTCTCATCGAGCTCGGCCCGGTATTCACGGATCGCCTTGCATACATGCGGGGAGATGTGGGGGTTGGTGAGCTCGTAAGCTCGGGTGTGGGCAGCGCCTGCGCTGTACCCAGCATTGATGGCCGCCTCACGCATTGTGATCTGGCCGTCCTTGGAAACAAGCTCCTTCACGAACAGTTCCTGCTTCCGGGTCAGGGGGCGGTCAATAAGCTCTCGGCTCTTGGCCTTGTGGGGTCTGTTTTTCATCGGCATCCTGTGGGCAGTTAATTGGCGTACATCCTATACCAAAGCCCGTCCCGGTGTATATAGTCAGGAATTTGAAAAATATTTTTTTCCGGCTCAGATGCCATTAAGCCCGATTTGGGTTCTACATATGGTTACATTATTGGATTCAAGGTGTAACTGCTAATATGTACCCTAAGAATCTATATATTATATAGGGTTACCTATACTAGTTACACGGTTACACTGGTTACGGGTAGTTTATGAAAAAATAAAAAAAATAATCTGGGAGCTATATATAACCGTTTCCGTTTTTTGTAACCCGGCCCGTGAAGCCCTGTTTTGGGCCTAACCCCTTGATCCTGCTTATCTTTCCCGTTTTCGGGACTACTCAGAAGAACCGTGGGCCGTGGCTCATGTTACTTTATCTTTGGGTAGTGCTCCTTTGCGAACGCCACCATTTCCTCCATACGCTGTGCGACTTCCCCCATATCGTAGCAATAATGCTCGTCGCATAGGGGGTGTTGAGTGTCCAAAGCGTGCTGTTCGAGCTCTTCGCTCATTGCAACGTAGTAGCCCAAGTCATCTTTTTCGTAGGTCAGATCGAACTCCGGGTACTGCTGGGTAAGTTTCCTGACCCGGTAGTAACAGGGGTTGGACTTTGACTTGGGCTTTGACACAGCGATGTCCGGCTTGGTCACGTTGTCCGAGGTCAGCTCGTAGACCTCTGCGACCCGTGCCCTCCGCTTCACCCGCTTGTCTTTGATCGATACGATATCTCGTATCCGACCGCAGGTGTAGCGCCGACCGCTGACGAGTTGCCAGTGCCATCCGGCGACGATGAGGAAGACGCGACCGGGGGTCCGATCTTCCTTCGACATCTTCAGCCATCCGGCAAGCGTGGGCCCGGTCTTCCGATTTAATCGAACGCCGGGCTTTTCCCATCGGCGAGCCTGAATGTTGCAAGATCGAAGTGCGTCCAGAACCTCGTGAGTGTACGAGCCCCGGATTGCTTGGCGACCGTTCTGCTTCCGTATCAGCCTTGCAGCTTCCCCGGTCGTCAGGTCGGTCAGTGCCGATATCACGGACGGCCCGCAATACCGGTTTTTGTCTTTGCCATCTTTGATGGCTCTCAGTTTCAGTTTTGCCATAGGTGACTCCTTGTGTGAAACGCGAAAAGCGTCATACGGCATCGCTGCCGGTTGAGGCCCACGGCTCATCTGAGTAGTTCCGATTTACGATGTCCAACAGCGCGGCGCTTTTGTCGCCTCTTCTTATTATGTCCTATCATATCCCATACTATCGATTCAGTCAACAACTAATTATCTCTTATATTTCAAGGACTTATCCAGACCCCAGATTAGAACGATTTTAAAACGGCACGACGAGCTCGTGATCGAGCTCTGGCTCGAGGGCCGTGAGCCGTGTATCGAGGGCCGCGGCTCGTGCCATGTCGCCCGTCCATGCTGCGTCGTCGGCAGCGCGTTGCAGCTCGCGTCTGAGGCTGGCTTGGGTCTGCCATGTTCTGGGGTCATGGGGATTTATGTTGCACTGCACAATAGAAGGGCTTATATCATCGGGGAAGGAGATTACTGACATGACATTTCTCACAGGCATCGCTTTTGATGTTTTTATCTCGGACCGCGGCATCGCCGTCGGCATCGCTGCCGGTTACCGGCACAAGCTTGCTGGTTTGTGGTCTTTCGTTAAGAAGGGGGTAGTGGCTTATGGAACCGCTCGTGCTGAAAACGCTATTCGGCACCATCACGTTTTCTAAGGATGGTGTTTCGTTTGATGGCCTGACGTTTAGCTGGGACATCAAGGCGAAGTAAAAGGGGCCGTGAGTTACTCACGGCCCCTTTCGTTTATCCCTTGGCTTCTATCTCTAGAACCACGTTCGATAGCATGTAGCGGGCCTGTATCAGCTTCTGGTATTCCGACATGAACAGGTCGCCGTCGCAATCCATCATCTGATTGATCGGGCTTCCCAGTAGATTGTCGAGCCGCCGCAGGAACTCAGGTACGCTGACCTCTTCCTTGTGGGCCCACGTTACCGTGCCGGTGATGCGATCTTTGCGGGGGCGTCCCCGCTTCCTTTTTGTTTCGGTCATATCTGACTCCTCTGTTATAGACGCAGGCATCTTATGGCCTGCTATGGGAGAATGTCAAATAAAAATTAACCCCAATCGGGTCTCGCTTTTTCAACGTCGTCTACGAGGACCGTGTTGCACGAACCGCAGACCACTTGATTCGCACCGTCGTAAACTCGCCCACGCGTTAGTTGCCCGCAGAAGTCGCAAGGCACGAGGGCCGTGTACCAAGGTTTGTAATCTAAAGGTGTGTTCATGTGTCTTTCTCCAGTGGGTGACTTTCCGCCGGTGACTTTCCAAACCTTCGGAATGCCGATATTGCAAAATGCGCGACAGGTTCGATGTCGGCGTCGTCCTGACGGTCTTTCCTGCCCCCTATTTCCAAGTTGAAGGGCGATGCGAAATCGCACCAGTACAGTCCATCTAGAAATTTTACAAATAAAATGGACCGAGTTCCTGTCGCTTCTGACAGTTGGCGTGCGGCCATGACCTTTCCCAGCGAAATCATCAGCGTGGGATATTTGTCGTGTCGGTTGTTTCGCGTCTTTACCTCCGCAAACCCGCGAACCTTACCTTTGTGTAACATGGCGAAATCAAGGCGATAACTTACGGGCATTTTCACGAAGTCGAGGCCCTTCTCTTTCAGTGCCGTGGCGACCAAATTCTCGTTGGTCAGATCGCGCTGGTTCTCGTAGTACGGTCTCATGGTGCTGCCGGTGGGTGACTTTCCGCCGGTGCAATCTTATCCCAGATTTCGTAGCGGCAGGACGGAGCGTGGGGCTCGTCCCAGATGCACACGGCCAGCGCTCGGTCGGGCGCGCCTCCTTTGTTGAGGTAATCTTCTCGCCACGTCAGGTTCGTGAACCGTGAAGGCCGGTGTCTGTTCCATTGCTGGTAACCCTTGCCGCATGCCCAGAGGCGCTCGTTCGTGACGAGCACCATCCGTTGCACACCGATATCGAAGGCGTGATCGATGAAGGGGCGGATCTTGTTGAATGGCGGATTGGTTATGAGGGCGGGAGCTTCTGCTTTTCCCCACGAAAAGAAATCATGGCCCGTGGCGATATCGTGAGAGATGCAGTCATGCCCTGCTGCGGTGATGGCTTTGGCGAACCGTCCGTCCCCGGCGCAGGGCTCCCAGATCGTTTGGGGTTCCCATCCTAGCTTGTCGAGGATGACCTCGATGATGCTATGCGGCGTGGGATAGAAGTCCCGTGGTGCGCGGCCTGTGTTACGCAGCATCTTCATTTGTTGGCAGCTTTAATCATGCGGTCAATGCCGCTTCGCGTTTCTTGCGTCTCCGATAGACGCGCCAACTCGACATGCAGTATCTCATCTGCCAGCGCAGACATGCTGCGGTGTGAACTTTTTCCAACTGCATCGCGCAACATCTGGTGCGTCTCAATACGCAGACGCAACATGCAGGGTTTGTATTCGCTCATAAAAAAAATCCTTACGTTTGCCCTTGCGGGAAGTGCTTTCACATCTATATAACATTGATAGCAACACACACACAAGAGGGGACACACATGCTCAAACACGACAGAGCGGCTGACGGCTTCTGCGAGCACGATGGTCCGTGCTTCTGCTCCGAACGAGCATACGCCCTCATGCTCGCCGTTTCCCCGCCTTCAGGAGAAGAACTTGTGGAGCGGGTGGCGAAGGCATTTTTCGCGGCCACGATGGTTGACGAAGAAGCCGAACACCGCACCGATGCGCCGGACACGACTTGGGAAGACCTAGACAGCCGAGGCAGACATTTTGCCTATCGCGTCGCCCGCGCCATCCTTGCAGAGATAGAGAGGAAGACCAATGACTGACACACCAACACTGGAAGAAGTGGCGCGGGAGATTGAGAACGCGGTGGCACGGGTCACTGACACAGTGAAGCGGCGCGAAATTATCACCACCGCCCTCACCGAAGCCTATGAGCGTGGGCAGCGGGATGCAATGCATTGGCAACCGATTGAGTATGAAGAAAGCGCGGGACGTATCGAGTTGCCTAGAGTGGCACCGTTCAACGGCGATCCTGTTTTGATCCTGCTGGCGCAAGGCGCTGTGGAAGCGTGGTGGATGGATTGGGAACCAAGCCCAACCCTCGAAGACCCTAATGATGGTGACGGCTGGTGTTGGGTCTGTTTAGACGACAGCGCACCCTTCGCCATGCTGGATGATGCTTCCCACTGGATGCCTCTACCAACCCCGCCCAACAGTGAAAAGGAAGGTGGAGAATGAAGATCAATCTTGACCCCATAACCTGCGGCAAATGTGGTTCTGCCAAGGTTGTGAACCCAGTGAACGACCCATCTGTTGACCTGCTCTGCGAAGTCTGTGGCCACACCAAGGCAAGCGAGTGGTACCGCCAGCGCCTCGCAGAGCATGAAGGCCGAAAGTGGCAGGACCACATGCAATCCGTCTCCAATCAGCCCCCAAAGAGGACGTTCTGATGACCACACTCATAGAACGACTGGAAGAAGTGGAAGCGGGGTCGCGGGAACTGGATGCAGAGATATTCACCACGTTTGATGATGTGGACGCATGGGAGAATGAGGCACAATTAGGAACTTATGAAAGCCCTAAATACGACGCGGTTGCAATGCGTCCGCCCACCTACACCACCCGACCCTATGACCTTACAGCGGCTATGGGACTGGTGCCGGAGGGGTGGCGTATCATTCGTGTCGAGTTCTCCGCTTCAGGCCACCGTACATATATGCACTTAGGCAAGATCGGGACACTTGATACCGTGCTTGGCATTGGGAGCAGCATGTCCCTCGCCCTCACAGCCGCAGCACTACGAGCCAAGGAGATTGAAGATGAACAAGGATGACGGGGCAAAGCCCCTGTTTATACCGCTGAAAACCGAGTGGTACGAGGCGTTCGAGAGCGGCAGCAAGTCCGAGGAACTGCGGCGGCACGGACCACGTTGGAACGCCAACACATGCCGGGTTGGGCGCAAGGTCACGTTGTCCTGTGGATACGGAAAGCACCGACGCATGAGTGGACAGGTCGCCTCCTTCACAGTACGGCCTGCCCGACGCCTTTGGGCAGATCACCGCGCCGCCGTGCTTGACACATTCGGAACGCTAGACATCGACATTGCCGTGATCGGGATTGGCAACCTGTGTCCCGAAACCAACGAAGGAGCGTCACATGAGCAACCATGATGAAGCGGTAGAGGATGATGCGCGGATCGCCGCCTGTGAAGCCATATGGGAGCGCAACGGAGTGGACGGGCAGGAGGCGGGCATCATCGCCGACCT